GCAAGGCCAGATTGATGTAATGAATCAGCGCATCAGCCAAACAACTGAAGCCATTGTGGAGATTGGCAAGGTCAGTTTGCAGGCGCGTGAGGCAATGCACTCAGACATGAAGCAGTCGCTCATGCGAGTGCACGAAAGAATTGATGCGCTGTTCCACGAGATGAAGGAACTGCGGAACATCCACGGCGAGATTCAGGCGCTCAAGATGCAGGTCAGCCACCACGATTGGTTGCTGAAGATGGCGCTAGGCTCCGGCATTGGGGGTCTGTGCGCTGCGCTGTGGTCTTTGATTTCACATAGGTTGAACTGATGCTTGCAGCGTTACTGACCAACCTCCCCGACTACCAACAGCCAGGTAGGGACGCAGACGCAGCACCCGCCAAACGGCGTTATATCAACGCTGATGACGTATATGACAAACAAACACGCGAGCAAGCTATCCTCACGGCGGCTAGGCGGTTGGAAGAATTGGCTACCGATGAGGTGGCTGATACCGTGGCAGAAGTCGTACCACGGATTGAGCAGTACGCAGAGAACAAGACAGACACGCAGGAGCTTAGTAGCCTGCTTGCCCGACTTGCTGCGCTGGAGTTTGAGCTACGACAAAAACCTGATGTGACATCGCTTTTGGTGCTGCAAGAGGTTTCCGTGGTTCTGACGTTCCTGCGAGATGACGAAGAGGCCATTCTCGCGATCCTACTATGTGAGGCATAAATGTCAGATGACATTGAGAAGGTCATTGCAGACGGTAAACGCGCTGGGCAACTCTTGGCAGACCCGGTTGTGCGTCAGTCGCTTGATGCAATTATGCAGACCGAAATCCAGAAGATTATCGGTTCTTCCCCCGAGCAATCCGCTATCCGCGAACAGGCTTATTACACCATTCATGCTGTCCAGCGGCTTGAGATGGCGATGAGCACGGCACGGAATAACGGCGTGTTTGAGGAAGATAAAGCAAAGCGAACCCGAAAGCATTGATTTTCAAAAGGAAAGAGATAGAATATGGATACATCAGCAACCCCTAGCGGGACTGGTTCAATGTCCGTGATGGACGCAGTAGCAGCACTTGATGCACCTCTGCCGGAAGAAACCGGAGAACAGGGAGAAGTCGAGGCACAGACCGAAGAGACCGATGAGGTTGAAACGGTTGAGTCTGAAGAAGAAGGCGATGAGCCTGAATCTGATGATGGTTCTGAAGACGAAGGTGACGAGCCTGAGCAAGTTGCGGAACCGGAAGCGATCACCATTGAAGTTGATGGTGAAACGGTAACGGTCAATCGTGACGAGCTTAAAGCCAGTTACATGCGGCAGAAGGACTACACGCGCAAGACGCAGGAATTAGCCGAACAGCGTAAGGCGTTTGAGGCTGAGTACCAGCAGATTGCGAGTGAACGGCAGCAGTATGCACAGTTGTTGGGTGCGCTTGAGCAGCAATTACAGCAAACCGCAGGGGCAGAACCCGATTGGGACACGTTGCGAGCAACAGACCCGATTGAGTATTCGCTTCAATGGACTGAATGGCAGCGAGGGCAGCAGAAGCGGCAGTTGATCGCCGCTGAACAGCAACGTATGCAGCAGTTGGCGCAAGTTGAGCAGCAGAAAGCAATGGCTCAGACCCTAGAGCGTGAGCGTCAGGCTTTGTTGGCAGTTGTCCCCGAGTGGAAAGACTCGGAACGGGCAAAGACCGAGAAGCAGATGGTTATCGAGCAGGGTAAGAAGTTGGGCTTTTCTGATGATGAACTGGCGCAAGCCTTTGACCATAGGGCAATCGTCGCTTTGCGAAAAGCGGCATTGTATGACCAGTTGATGAGCAAAAAGCAGACTGTCGAGCAATCAAAGCCTGCACCTCAAAAAGTGGTCAAGCCTGGTACAAAGGGGACTGTAGATAACTCTGCCAAAAGACGTGCCGAGCAGCGTTTTAATTCGACAGGTTCGATTAGAGACGCAGCGGCTTTACTCAGTTTTCTTAAATCTTAATTCTGGAGATTCATCATGGCTGTAGCCACCAATACCTTTACCACATTTGCCGCCAAAGGCATCCGCGAAGAACTTTCCGACGTTATTTCCCGCGTGGCAATGGAGGAAACCCCCTTCATCTCCAACGCTGGCAAGAAGTCTGTTTCCAACACCTTCTTTGAATGGCAACAGCAGGATCTCGCGGCTGTCGATCTTAACAATGCTGCATTAGAGGGCGATGAACAAACATACGCTGCCGTTACCCCGACGGTTCGCGTTGGTAACTACACGCAGATTATGCGTAAGACGTTCCTCATCTCCGAGACTGAGGAAGTTGTTAAGAAGGCAGGCCGCGCTTCTGAAATCAATTATCAGAAGATTCTGAAGGGTCTGGAAATTCGCCGTGACGCGGAAGCTATCCTGCTGTCCAACCAAGCCGCAGCAGCCGGTGACGCTACCACCAACCCCCGCAAGACGGGTTCGGTTTTGGCCTTCATTAAGACCAACACCGATATTGGTGCAGGCGGCGCAAACCCGACTTACACCAACATTCCGACCGGCACACGCACTGACGGCACGCAACGTGCCTTTAGCGAAACGCAAGTAAAGTCGGTTTTGCAACAGCTTTACAAAAACGGTGCTAAGACCGACATGGTCATGGTTGGCCCAGTGAACAAGCAGAAGTTCAGCATGTTCGCCGGTATCGCTCAGTTGCGTACCGAAACAAACAAAAAACCTGCAACCATCGTCGGTGCAGCAGACTATTATCTTTCAGATTTTGGCCTGCTGGCGATTGTGCCTAACGCTTTCCAGCGCGAACGAGATGCGATTTTTGTTGATACCGATTACGTGTCCATCAACACCCTGCGCCCGTATAAGTGCGAAGAGATGAGTAAAAACTCGGACGCACGCCGCTTCCTCTGCATTGCAGAATGGGGCTTGGAATGCTCGAATGAAAAAGGTTTGGGTCTTGTGGCCGACCTCACGACAACCTGATAGTGTCTTAAATCTCAGGTATTAGCTGACTTGAGTGCCCCGCCCTAAAAAGCGGGGTTTTTTGTTGTCTACCGAAGTCAGATGTTTTACAATACTCATTCGGCTAATACAATGAGGTTTGAAATGAGTAAATTTTCAGTGGCAGACGTTGCATATCTAGCGGGCATTATTGAGGGCGAGGGGACAGTAAGTTTTCAAGCGCACATTAAAAAGGATGGGCTTTTGAGGATTACGCCGTACGTTTCTGTATCAAATACTGATAAAGGGATTCTTGAACATTGCTGGAATTTGATGAATGGTTTTTGTGAGGGGACTACTGACGCTTTTCCAAGATGGTGTATGACTAAAATTAAATCGTCAGAAGCGTCTTTTCAAGGTAACTTGGTTTGTAAAAACTTACGTCTTGACGGGGTTGCGACTAGATTGGTCATCAATGAAATTTTGCCTTACATGAAAAGCGTAAAGAAACAGTACGCTGAAAACATTTTGCGCTACATTGCATTGCGGGAAAAAGAAGGGTTGATTCGTAACGCAAAGGGGCAAATCATTCGCGCGGGTTACACATGGGCGCAGCTAGAACTGGTGTCGGAGTGCCGAAAATGGGCAAGAGCGACAACGCTAGAGCGTATGAAGGAATGCCCTAACGTATTTGAATCCATTGACCTTATGCCCACATAAACACTACCCCAAGCCTCTGATTTATCGTACAATCTGCGATGAAAAGGAGGCTGTATGGATTCAAGAACCGTATACGCAAACCCCCTATCTGGCACAGTCCAGAAAATCCACTTCCATGATGACGGGGCAATGACCCTGCAAACGACCCGCGACATGACGCAGGTTGTAGAGGAAAACAAATCCATCAGCAACATGACCACATCGCTAGACCGATGGGGCGATGGCAAGATAGTCATGCGCGGTGTTCCGCATGAACTGACCCGCAAATGGAAAGAGCGCGGTTGGTTTGAGAAAGACCAGCAGTGGCGCATTCTCACTGACCCCGAAGCGCAGCCGTACATGGTGCGTAAGGCGGTTGTATGAACACCTACGACTCCCTGAAAACCGTTATCGCTGACACCCTCAACCGAACGGATTTAGAGGCAGCAATCCCCACCTTCATCGCCTTGTGCGAGACGCAGACGGAACGCCAGTTGCGTGTACGCCAGATGTTGGCAAGCACGTCAATCACCATTGACGGCGAACTTGAACCGCTACCGGCTGACTTCCTAGAGACTCGTTCGATTGTGCTGAACACCAACCCCGTGCGCCTGCTTAACTTCCGCACGATTGACAGCATGGCGCAGTTCAAGGCGGCTTTCTCTGCTGTTGGGCGACCTACTGAATTCACAGTTATCGGCAATGACTTTCAGTTCTTGCCCGTACCTGATTCGGCTTATACCGCCACACTGACCTACTATCAGAGTATTCCGCGTCTGTCGGCAATGTCTCAGAGCAATTGGTTACTGGCGAAGGCTCCCGACATTTACCTCTACGGCGCGCTGATTAACTCCGCGCCTTACCTGAAAGAAGATGGTCGTATCAGCACATGGGCTACGTACTACCAAGGTGCTGTAGACGCACTGAGCGTTGAAGATGACCGGGCACAGACGGCAACAAGCGGACTAAAAGCTAAAGCGAGGCAATTCTGATGGCAAACACCACCCGATTTTTGATTGAGATTCCCGACGTTGGCGCTGATGCCGATCAATGGGGAACAATCCTCAACAACTACTTCAACGCGCTTGAACCTAAGATATTTGATCGCAGTGCAGGCGATACCGTTAGCGGGCCTCTGACTGTCACCGGCTCCACCTCCGTCACCACTCTGATTGCAACGGGCACCATCACAGCGCCTAGACTAAACGGCGCAACCACGCTTGAACTGCAAACAGGCGGCACGACTAAGGTGACGGTTGATAATGCAGGCAACGCAGGTCTGGGTGTTGTGCCGAGTGCGTGGGGTAGTCTAGTCAAAGCCTTTCAAGTAGGCGGAACATCCTCACTTCAAAACTTTAACAATCTTTCTACAAGTGTAGGTCAAAACGTATATTTTGACGGTTCAGTTGAGAGATACCTAACCACGGCAACTGCTACAAGATATACGCAAAGTTTAGGGCAGCATAGTTGGGCAACCGCCCCCTCCGGCACAGCAGGCGCACCTATCACGTTCAGTCAGGCGATGACGCTGACGCAGGGTGGCAATCTGTTGGTGGGGACTACCACAGCACAAGGCAAGCTTTCTGTTGTTGGTTCAACCGCAAACGATTATCTGCTGATTGATAACGCTGCTGGGGGCGAAAGCCTCATGTTTGCCAGAAGCACATTGGTTTTTGGCACTGGTGCAAACATAGAACGCGCCCGCATCACCAGCGGGGGGTTTTTTAAGGCGAGCAATACGGGGGTGTATAACGCAGGTGTAAATAGCGCCATTCCTGAAATCAACGGCAATGGGCCTTTTGGTTTGGCGGTCTATGGGACTGCAACAACTGGCGGTGAGTCTGTGCATCTTTCGCAGATGCCGACCACAAACGGCTACTCTGACCTATATAGAGGAATCAACGGTGGGACGGTAACTTACAAAGTCCTCGCCAACGGCACAGTACAAAACTCCACCGGCTTGTACCAGTCCATTTCTGACCGCAGGGTAAAAGACAACCCACAACCGCTGACAGGCTCAGGCGACTTTATTGACGCACTACAGCCCAAGACTTGGGACTGGAATGAAGCATCAGGAAAGACAGGCAAATCTGCCGGTTTTATTGCTGACGAGTTTCAGCAAATTGTCCCTGATGCCGTAACAGGTCAGCCCGATGCTGTGGACGAAGAGGGCAAGCCTGTCTATCAAGCCATTGACGCATCAACATCAGAGGTTATGGCGAACATCGTTGCTGAGTTGCAGGCTTTGCGTAAGCGTGTTGCAGAGCTGGAGGCAAAGGAATGAAACATCTTCCAAACGATAAAGTCTCGTCACTGCTTTTTTATTCTGAAGAAAGTCCCAGTGGCTTGAAGTGGAAAAGAGATGTAAGCCGATGCGTTAAAGCCGGTGACAACGCAGGGTACAGAAAGACAGACGGGTACTATGCCGTAAAAATTGACGGTAAGTTGTACCCCTGTCATCGCCTTGTTTTGCAGCTTAATGGGGTTGACGTTGAAAATAAGATCGTTGACCACATTGATCGAAACAGGTCAAACAACGTGATTTCAAATCTCAGGGTCGCAACCATTGAGCAGAACAACTCAAACAAAACCATCAGGGTTCGAGTGGAGTTTGTAAAAGCCTTCAAGTATTACTCCGTTCTGAAAGCTGCAAAGGGTGGAGTGAAGAGATTTTCGGTGACAAAACTTGGCGAAACAGAGGCGATGAAACAGGCGCAGGCGTTTTTATTTGATCTGTTAAAAAACGCAGCTCTCACAGACCGCATTGCGGCGTTGGAGGCGAAGTGAACTTCGACGACGCATTCACGCGCTTAATCGGGCATGAGGGGGGTTACAGCAACCACCCATCAGACCCGGGGCTTGAAACTATGTGGGGCGTGACTCTCAAAGTCGCCCGTGAAGCAGGATACGTGGGTGAAATGCGTGACATGCCGCAGCAGGTCGCAAAAGCCATTTACAAGGCGAGGTATTGGGACAAGTGCCGCTGTGATGAGTTGCCCGAGAAGCTGCGCTTTGATGTATTTGACTGTGCTGTGAACAGCGGTGTCGGCACTGCGGTTCAATTGCTGCAACGCGCCTTGCGGGTTAAAGACGACGGGCAGATTGGCCCGCAGACAATCGGCGCGGCACAGGTGCAGCCCGTCACGATAACGATTGCCAGAATGAACGGCGCAAGGCTTGAACTCATGACCAATCTGCGCCATTGGGAGCAGTTTGGCAAAGGCTGGGCACGTCGAATTGCCGCTAACCTCATGGAGATTTGAAGATGAAAGACTACCTTCTGCAACGCGCAAAAGAACCCTCAACATGGCGCGGTCTGGTGCTGATTGCCACCTCTGCCGGGTGCGTTATCACCCCTGCAATGGCTGATGCAATTGTGGCGCTTGGCATCGGCTTGGCTGGCGTAATTGGTGTTGTCACAGCAGACAAAAAGACGGACAATTCTGAAACAACAGCGCAAGGTTAAGCCATGCTTGTGAGCCTAAAAGTCCCGCCAGGTGTCTACCGTCAAGGGACTGAATACCAGAGTCAGGGACGGTACTACGACGCAGACCTTGTGCGCTGGTTTGAAGGCACTTTGCGCCCTGTAGGTGGTTGGCGGGTCTACAAGACGGCCAACAACAGCAGCGTGACCGTTATGGGCAAGGCTCGCGGCATTCATACATGGCGAGCAAACAACGCTGACCGATACGGCGCTATCGGCACACACACCAACCTGTACGCTATCGGCTCCAACATTGCGGTAACGCAGGACATTACACCTACGGGCATCGTGGTGGGCTTTGCTGACAACAATGTGAACACGGGTTACGGTGGTGGCGCATACGGTATTAACACGTTTGGCACACCACGCACAGGACAGAACATCACCGACTTTGCGACAACGTGGGCGATGGACAATTTCGGTGAGTTTCTGGTGGCTGTGCAGTCACAAGATGGACGCTTGTTCTACTGGGATTTGATCACCGCCACGGCTGTTCCAGTAGTAGCCACCGCCGGAACAGTTCCCATCAACAACAAGGGTGTGTTGGTCACAGACGAACGGTTCGTCTTTCTCTTGCAGGCCGGTGGCAATCGTCGGCGTATTGCGTGGAGCGATCAAGAGAACCTGTTTAACTGGAACATCACAGCCACAACGCAAGCGGGTGACTTTGAACTAGCCACTTCCGGTGAAATTATGACCGCGCTGAAAGTGCGTGGTCAGACACTTATTCTGACCAGCACAGACGCGCACGTTGCTTCTTACCTCGGCCCTCCATTGGTGTACGGTTTTGAGCGTATCGGTGACGGCTGCGGGTGTGTATCACGCAACGGTGCAGTGGTAGCCGATAAACTTGCGCTGTGGATGAACGATAACGGCTTCTTTGCCTTTGATGGTTTTGTGCGGAACATTCCGAGTGATGTGGGTGACTACGTTTTTGGTCGCATCAACCGTGGGCAACTCAACAAAGTCTGGACTGTTCACAATAACGATTATGGGGAAGTCACTTGGTATTACCCTGCGGGTATGGAGGTTGATAGTTATGTCACATACAACTATCGGGAGAATCACTGGTCTGTGGGCAGCATGGTTCGCACCATTGGCGTAGATAACTCCGTATTCCCTGTCCCGTTGCGTGTCGGTTCAGACGGTGTGCTGTATGAGCATGAAATCGGTTTTGCATACGACAGTCGCACACCGTTCGCACAGACGGGGCCGCTAGAGGTTAATGGCGGTGAGCAGGTGGCAATGGTCAAGTATTTGTACCCCGACGAGAAAACACAGGGTCAGGTGCAGGCACGGTTTGCCACACGTTTCTACCCTAACGCACAAGAGTATCCTTTTGGCCCTTACCAGATGGCTAACCCTACATCAGTCCGGTTTACAGGGCGGCAGGTGGCTATGCGTGTTGAAGGCGTTGTGGGTGCTGATTGGCGTGTGGGCAACCCTCGCATTGATATCGAACTTGGAGGTATGCGGTGATTAAACTTAACCCTCCGAATGACGAACAGATGCGCCAAAACTTCCGCGCTATTGAGGCGGCTGACCGCATGAACTACAAGCGCGATCAGGACATTGACCCGGGCATGAACAGCATCATTTTGACGGCTCCGAATGGGACGCGCTATCGGCTTGTGGTGAGCAATGCGGGTCTGATTGGGACGGTGCCGGTATGAGTACGTTTGTCGGACAAAAATTTAACTTGCCCGGTGTTGGCGATGTATCAGTGCAGGGTTTTGAAAAGTTTACTAACACCCCGGGATTTTTGGTAAACACGGACAAAGGTCAGTTCCTTTACTACGATCAGGACTACGTAAACCGTGGTGCAGTTTATGACGGGACTCAGTATCAAACCCCCGAGCTTTTGAAGTACCTTAATTCCGGGGAATTGCTTTCCCTTGATTTAACCCCGTTTACCGATGACCCAACAGAAACAAATATCGGGCGGGCAATATCTGGCAAAGGCTATCTTTTTACAAATCCAGAGGCCGCAAATCTGTACGCAACGACTCGGGGCGTAGATGATGGCAGCTTCAAGTCAATCAAAGGGCTTACCCGAGACGATTCCGGGAACCTTGTTTACTACACCGACATGTACGGTGACGGGAAAAACGGCGGCATCTCAATCGAGAGTGCGCCGGGGGTCATCAACACGCGCACATGGAATTCTAGCGGTGGAAAATCGTTTCTCGGAAAGACGTTCGGGAGTTTTGGGGAAAAGATTGCTGGCTCTATTCGCGATGTAATCAGTAACCCCATTGCGCAGCTTGCTATTTCCGCAGTAAACCCCGCAGCGGCGGCAGGCATACAGTTCGGCACAGCAGCCGGTTCCGGTGCGCCTATTGGCGATGCGCTTAAAGACGCTGCAAAAACCTATGCAATTGGTCAGGTGGGCAATGCCGTTGGTGGCGCTGCGGTAGGCGCATCAGGCGCTACCAATGCAATCGCCAGAGGCGCAATAGGCGGTGCAGCAGCAGGCGGCACACAGGGCTTGTTATCTGGCGGTAGCGTGTCAGAAGGCATCAAGTCAGGACTACTTGCAGGTGGTATTGGCGCAGGCGTGAACCAAGCTTTCAACGGCGCACCTGGTTCAGTTGGTGGTATTGATGACAGCAACTACGATCTCGGCAAGTCCATGCAGTTGCAAGACATGTACTACGGGCGAATTCCCGGTGGCGCGCAGCAACGTGCGTTAAACGCTGCAAAGAATTTTGGGCAAGAGCTTGTAACCGACAAACTTACCGGCTTGGCAAAAGCGGCATTGCTCGGTGGCGGTGGACTGCTTGCTGGCAGAGCGATTGCAGGCGGTCTACTCGGCTCTGGCGGTTCACGGCAACAACCACAACAACAGGCAGCACTGCCGATAAGCAGGTTTGGTATCACCCCGCAGGTCAATCAGTACACTGGGGATTTCAACACATACGGGGAGCGCGGTAGTGGCGACTTCCGTTTCTATAACGCTCCTGTGGGGCTTTTGGGGTAAGACATGGCACTTGACTTTTTAGGCTCTAAGCAGACGGGTATGCAGAACATCAGTTCTACCATTGACCCCGATTTGAAGCAGGCGTATCTGAATCAGATCAACTACGCTAACACGGTGGCAGACCGTCCTTACCAACAATATGAAGGGCCGCAGGTTGCCGGGTTTAGCCAAGACCAACAGAACGCATTTCAAGGTATCAGGAATCTGCAAAACGGGTTTCAACCGTACCTGCAAGGCGCTGCCAACGCAACGCAAGGTGTGATGGGCGCACAGGCGGGCAACTTCCTGACGGGCAACATTGGTGCGTACATGAACCCGTACACGCAGCAAGTCATCAACACCACGATGAGCGACATTGACCGTGCTCGCCAGATGCAGCAACAACAGGTCAACGCACAAGCACTGTCCCGTGGTGCGTTTGGTGGCTCTCGACAAGCGGTTGCGGAGGCTGAGAACAATCGAAACTTTATGGATCAGCAAGCCCGCACGATTGCCGGATTGCGTCAGCAGGGATTCGACACAGCAGCGGGTCTGATGCAGCGTGACTTTGACCGCGAGCAACAGCAGCAACAGTTGCGGCTTGGTGCAGCCAACCAATTCGCAAACCTCGGCAGTCTTGGTCAGCAACTCGGGCTTAATCAGGCTCAAGCACTGGGTCAGGTTGGTGGCCTGCAACAGCAACAGCAGCAACGCAACCTTGATGTGGCAAAGGCTGACTTTGAGCGGCAGTGGAATTACCCCGTTCAGCAACTTGCCATTCGGCAGTCGGCGTTGCCTGCCCCCAACGCTTTCGGTGGTACGCAGTCCACGCCGATATTTGAGAACAACGCAGCAACTTTGGCAGGGCTTGTGGGTGCTGGCTCAGGTGTGGCTAAGAATCTCGGCATCACAGGCGCAGACATTGGAAGTGCGTTGGGCACGGGGCTTAACTTTTTGGGCGGGTTGGGTTCAAATCTGTTTAGCGGATTTAATTTGTTTGGCGGGTCATCGGGTGGTGCAAGTAGCCCATTGATAGGTGACTTTGACAGCACTTTTGGTTGAGGCAAAACATGGCATCTCTAAGCGACATTTTCGGCAACGCCAAGGGCTTGAAGGGCTTGCTCACAGACGATGAGATTGGCTCGGCACAGGGTGACGCACTGCTGCAAGCCTCCCTTGCTCTCATGGCTGCGGGTGGCCCGTCTGCCTCTCCGGTTTCGTTTGGGCAGGCATTGGCAAACGCATACGGCAAGGGTAGGGAAGCGTTTAAGGGCGGCATCGAGTCGCAAGTGGGCAACCTGCTGACGGCGCAGAAGGTCAATGAGTTGAAGCGGCAGCAGAAATTGCAAGAGGCATTTACTGAGATGCAGGCAGGGCTACCGGCGTACGTCCGTAGCCGAACAAGTGGCGAGGTTAGCCCACAACAGGCAATCTCAGCACCCGGTATGCAGGCAGGCCCGACAGTTGAACGTGCGTCTATGATTGGTCAGCCCATGCCCCGAATCTCTGAGGCTAAAGCCAATGCGGAGTATTACCGCATGCAGGCTCCCAAGTTTGCTGCGGTTGACCCTGAGCGGGCGCAAAAACTTCTGGAGTACGCTGACAAGTTAGACCCGCCGTTTGAGTACGCTGCCAACATCACACAAGAGGTAGACGGCAAGCCTGTGCAGATGATGGTGGGCAAGCGTGGACAGATGCAAGCGATTGGTTCACCGTATGAGGCTTCCCCGTCATCGGTGAAGGAGTACCAGTTTGCGGTCAAACAGGGCTATCCCGGCACTTATCAGCAGTTCCAGATTGAGCAGAAGAAGGCGGGAGCTTCAACCAATACCATCAATTTGCCGTCTGAGTCAGAGCGCACTGCCGGATTCTTGACGCAGCGTTTACAGCAGGGTTTGTCTTCTTTGGCTAGCGCGGTTGGCGTGGATCCGAACGCAGCAAAGCCCAACATGGGGTCTGAGGTTATCGCCCGTTTGACCGGAAGCGATGCGCTGAAAAACATGACATTGCCTGAGCAACGGCAAATTGTAGAGAACGCTCAGATTGAGATTCTAGATTCGGCCTTGACGCTAGGAACGGGAGCAGCGTACACCCGTGAGCAGTTGGACGGTTACCGAAAAACATACTTCCCGCAAGTTGGTGATAGCCCCGCCACGATTGCAGACAAGCAAAAACGGGTGCTAAACCTTTTGGCTGCCGCCCGTATCAAGTCGGGGCGAGCAACTCCGACGGATATTGGTCTGCCCTCTGGCGTTACCGTTGAAAAGGTCAAATGATGAACGAATATCTGGTAACGATTGACGGGCAGAAGTATAGGGTTAAGTCTGCCTCGCCACTGTCCAATGAGCAGGCTTATCAGGCGGCTTTGCAGCAGGTACAAAGCCCCGTACAACCCATGACAACCGACAAGGAACGTGTACCGTATAGCGGCGCTGCCGAGGGCATACGCGCCTTTGGTCAGGGCGTAACTCTAGGGTTTGGTGATGAGATAGAGGCTGCATTACGTACCGGCGCAATGTCAGGGCAACAGTACGAGCAGATGCGTAACCAGTTGCGGGCGCAACAGGCATCGTTTGGCGAGGATTACCCCGTAGCCTCCACAGCGGCGAACATTGCAGGCGGGTTGGTCGTACCTGGTGGCATGGCGTTACGCGCAGGCGCAAAAGCCCCCTCATTGCTTAAAACCACGCTTGGCGGTGGCGCTGTGGGCGGTGCTGAGTCTGTTGGGCGCTCGGAAACCCCGCAGGGCATGAGCGAGAACGTATTGAAAGACGCAGCACTTGGCGCAGGCTTGTCGCTAGGTGGCGGTGTGGTCGGACGGGCATTGCGCCCTGAACTTGACCCCGTGGCAAAGAGCCTGATGCAGCAAGGTGTTCGCATGACACCAGGGCAGGCATTGGGCGGCGTGGTTGAGAGTTTTGAGGAAGTCGGTAGCGGTGCGCCTATCGTCAAGTCTTTAATTAACCCTGCACGGACAAGTGCCATCAAGTCGTTTGATATGGCGGCGTTTGACAAGGCACTAGCCCCTATCGGACTCAAAGCCCCGCGTGATGGTACGGTGCGCGAGGCGTTGTCGTTCACACGTGATGCGTTGGGCAAAGAGTACGACCGCATATACCCGCAGATGACACTGGCTTACAACAAGACGCTAGAGAACCAGATGGTGGGTTTGCTTAATCGTTACCCGAAAAGCAAACTGCCCGACGCACAGCGTGAGTTTTTCCAGAACAACATCATGGGTGTGGTGGACACGCTATCGCAGGGTGCAATCAGCGGTGCGCGTATCAAGGCATTGCGCCAAGACCTGCGGGACATGGCGCTGAAGTACAAGAACGAAACAGGCGATGCAGGACTGCTGTACGAGCCATTGCGTGACCTTGATATTGCAGTGGGCAAATCGTTGCAGAATCAGAACCGCAAACTGGCGCGTGAGTTGGCAAAGACCGATGAGGGTTATTCCAAATTTGTCGCCATTGAGACGGCTGTGCCTGTTGGCGGGGGTGTTGAGGGCATCTTCTCACCGGCACAGTTGGCGCAGTCCACGGCACGGGCTGACAAGTCTATCCGCAAGGGCGCAAGCCGTCGGGGCGAGACTGAGTTGAGCAAGTTTGCCCAAGAGGGCATTGAGCGCTTGGGCAGCAAGACACCGGACAGTGGCACAGCAGGACGGGCTGCTGGCATTGGTCTGATGACGGGTGCGGCGAGCGCCGTAGACCCGATGGCGGCAACGCTGACGGGCTTGGGGTCATTGGCGTACACTGACCCCGCCATGAACGCGTTCCAGCGGTTTATAGCGGCACAGCGCCCTGGGTTAATGCAACGTGCAGGCGCAGGGTTAAGCCGTGCTGCACCATTTCTTCCTAGCCTGTTGTACGGAGACTGACATGCCATCACCCGCAAGCATGGTGAAACTGATGAAGGCGTTGGGTGTAAAACTTGACGACATTCCGGTAAATGACCGCCTGATTGTTCAGCACAACGTCAGAGCCGACAAGTTGGCAGCGGCAGATAAGTTGGGCGGTCTGCCCGTCCCTTCTCTTGCTGTGAGCAAAGCCGGTTCTCCGTTGCAAAACTTTGGTGAAATTACGTTGGTGGGCAAGCCTGAGATGGCTGTGCCGTCTGCCAAGAATCCGGTGTATCGGTCTGATGCCTACACCAAACGCAAGCCAGAGGTGATTACGGAAGTTACCAAGCAGGGCGAGAAGAAACTGGCGGGGTTGCTTGATATTGACCAACCATATCAAGTGCGAGAACTTGCTAGGCAGATTTCTAACCCGAATGAGTTGCGCTACAACGATGCGCTAATCAACAAGTTCATCAAAGAGTTTGGGCTAAAAGTTCCAGACCGAAAAGACGTTCGCGGAGATTACGCTTACGAGGTTGGCAATCTTGCCAGAGGTGACGAGCGTTTTGAGGACTTCATCGCCAATTTTGTAAACACACTGCCGCAGCAAGGTGTGGAGGTTACGGAAAAGATTTTCAAGGGCTACACGCCATCTGGTGATCGCCGTTACGCTGCTGCCACGTTGGATAACATCGTCAAGATGATGAAGGGCGGCGCAGGTGATGAAGGGTTCAATTACGGGTTAGGCTCCATGCGCTCAGTGTTACAACCCAAGTTCAAGACGTTTGAACAGGTGCAAGGTGCGCGTAACCAGATTGTCCCATCTGCTGAGTTTGAGACAATCAAAGCCCCGCTAGACCAGCAATTCAAAGACGTTTATTCCTTGCTGTCTCAGGCGGGAATGTATCGGGCTGATGATGCGCTTATGCAGGCAGCGGAGAACCGAAGCCCTGCTATCCTGAAAACCTTGTACCCCGACTTGTCACCAGAGGCATACGACTCCGCATCTGCGCTTTTGAGTCGTTTGTCAGACCCTCGCCTGCCTACTGAATACTTTGAGATTAAGCCACAGAGGGCAGTTGGGTTAAACGAGTTTGCGGGGGCTATTGTTCCTGAGAGCGCATCAGGCAAGACGATAGACATTTTGCGTCGTGGCGGCATTAATGACTTGCAGTTCTACCGTGACGAGGCTGACCGGATTGCAAAGTTCATGCGCTTCCCGAATCAAATGTTCAGTGCTGCGCCTGTCGCACCTGGATTGCTGTCAATAATGTCGGACGAGGAATAACAAAATGCCCGAACTCAAAGCTTCCCCCCGCAACCGTTTTGTCGGGCTTCTGGCTGACGCACTGCAAGCCGGTAAGTCTGGACTAGACACGGTGCAATTACCCGTCATTGGTGGGTTTGGTAGCTTGCTGATGGGCGATGCACCGGAGTTGGTAAACGAGGTTGCCTATTACGGCCCACAGGCTCTTGTGAAGGGCGGTAACGCTGCTACAGGCGGGCTTGGTACGTTCAGACCCGACCCACGCATCTTAGACGTTGCAGGCGTTGCTGCGGGTGCACCGGGGGCGGGGGGATTAGCCAAACAGACTAACAAAGAACTTGTAGAGTTCTTGCGTAAAGGCGGTTATCTAAAAGGCCTCCTAGCCGACTAACCTCAACCTACCTCTACGAGCCTCAAACGCCTTTTGCTCCAAGTGCTCGACCCTCTCACGCAGGGTCAGCACCTCAACGCGTAGGCGGTCAATCTCTACCTGTTGGGCTTGCCATGCCTGATATGCTGCTTCAATGTGGGATATCGGGTTCGCCGTTGCCCACTGTATGAACTTGTCCATGCTAACCTCGCTTGTGAGGATATGACACTGTGACACATCGAGGGCTATTGTGTTCCCCCGACAAAGGGTTAAAATAAGTTGCTCTTTCTTTGTTTGAGTCACCACCCAATTGGTTACGCCAGTTTCCAATGACCTACCGGCGGGTTCAAACACCGGACATGTACCGTTCCACGGCACGGACTAGACTTTCAATGTCCGGCGCACAGTATTTGTCCCACAAAACCTGAATCTGTTGCCGCGTCAGTGGCGGCTTGTCTATCTTCGCCACAGGGCTTGCGTACAGCGGCACGGGTGCCGGTCGCATACCTGGCGGGATAGCGTCTAACACGGCAGCGGTTAGCCCTGCGCTGTCCAACACGGCGTATGCCACCGGCTGCTGCGTACGGGTATGGCGTAACGCTGCAAGCCAGAACACAAAACGCTCGTCCGTTGGCTCACAGTTGATGCTCTCGCAAAAGTCGGTAAACGCCTGCCGGTGGTGTGTCTCATCCATAAAAAAGTCCCGCGCTAGGCGGGACTATAACGCCTGCTTGCGCAGGACGGAGACAATCAAAAGTCTTCAATGAGCAGGGCAATAAGGGTGAGCATGGTGAGCAGTAAAAACCAGTGGTCGGGGGTCATTCTGGTTTGCCCTTCCAAGTGCACACAGAACATGATTTCCAGATTGAGTCCGTCCCGTTTACGACGCCTTCGTTTTCGTAGGTTTCAGAACCGCAGGATGGGCAAAGTCCAAGACGGTTGCGCTCATGTGCCAAAACAAGCGGATGGCTATGCACCCCGTCTGAGTGCCATATCAGCCCTGTTGCAAACCCTGCTTCCCGTGCAATTCGAATGATTTCGTCGTGGGTCATTCCGGTTCCCCCACCCAATCACATTCTGAGCAGGTCAGCCAAAACGTCTCAATGTTGCCCACAAAGTCGTGATTCTGGCGGGTTTCGGCTCCGCACTGGGGGCAGAGGTTGAGGCGTTTGCGCAGGGCGGCTATCGCTGCGTTCTTCCCCTCAATCTGCTGCGGGTGCTTCACTGGCATGTTGCGCAGCAAGTCAAGGCAGCGCTGTAGCAGGTCGGTGTCGTCTTTCATTCTGGAAACTCCGTGCGTGACCATTCGAATTTGATGGGGTAGTGGGGGTATCCCTTTGCTTCATCTTCGGACATAAGTTCAAGGCTTACTACGCCATCTTTGTTAGACCACAACCACCTCACAACGGGCGGCTTCGGCTCGTCGGGCTTAATGCGATACTCGTATTGGCTGTTCCATGTTGGTTGGTCAATATCTTTCCAACCCATGTCGCCGTAAACTTGAACCGGATGTCCGTCTGCCCACTGCTTAATTAACTCTGCGTGTTTGTGTGGTTTCATTTTCCCTCCCACTTTGCGTTCCTATCAAAAGATTGGACTGCGCTCATAGCTTCTTCTATTGATTTAAAATAACCCAAGTGTTTTTGCTTTCCGTTTATGGTAAAAGCGGCTCTATATCTGTTGTCGCGCGTGTGCCAAGTAATGTTTTTTATTCCTGTTTTGCTGGCTTTGCTTAAACCCTTATTAAGATTATTTATTTGAGTAGTTGTGTCTCTGAGGTTTTCAACCCTGTTATCCGTTTTGTTTCTGTTTATGTGGTCAATAACCCCTGACGGCCATTTTCCGTAAACATATAGCCAAACTATGCGATGCGCTTTGTACCTATGATTAAGCACCCTAATAACTCGGTAACCATGCCTTTTTTCTACACACCCGGCCTCTTCGCCAATTAAGGCGTTATGAGACCTTTTTACCTTCCAAAATAATTTCCCAGTGCTTTTTTCATATGAAAAAAAGTCTTTTACATTTTCTGCTGTTATTTCATTCATTTCGGTCTCTCCACTTTGCCAACGCTGCTTTTGCCTTCTCGTAGGCACCATGACCAATATCAACAACGCCTTTCTCATCACCACGCTTCAAATGTGATCGCATTTCAAGGTCACGAATCACGTATGAAAACGCCTCCACCAACTCCTGCACATCTGCGGCGGGTGGGTGGGTGTAGAGGGGAACAGTAAAATCGTCGCCTGTCTCTTTGTTGCAAGCCCAAGTAAACGCATCGTCTGACAAATCTTCATCAGGGTTCATCCACGCCACAGGCTGCACATCTGGCGCAGGGGCGGCGTTCTTCTCCTTGCAAATATCCTCAATCGCCTTAGCGAAGTGCAACCAACCCCAAGTATTCAGGAAGCCTTCAAGCATGTCGGGCATAGACTTCATTGCGCGTTCACGGTCTTCGTCGGTGAGTTTGTTCCATTGGTTCATTTCAGTTCCTCCACGCGCACCAACTTGCCGCCCATATTTTTAGGGTTTTCTATCTCATGGGGATAAAAAGTAAATTCACCCAAAGATAATTTGCTTTTTTGCTTGGTTTTACAGCGAACAATAATTGCACTTGGCCCTCGGCCTTCTGGCCCGACAAATGTTATTTCCCCCTCGTGAACAAACTTCACGCCGGGTGAGTTAGCATTTGTGATGTTGCCTTTTCGGTCATACACTGCACCGCCAAAGTAGGTTGTGGTTAGCCGCACGGACTGACCCACAAAAAAATCTTTGTTCATTTCTCACCCTTTCCAATCTCTGCTGCCGCACGAACAATTGCGCGGCGGGTTGCGGCGTATTGGTCTTGCCCGAGATTTTCTACTGCTTCTGTGCCTTCAGAATCATCAAAATCTTCCGAACGAAGGCAGCGAACTGAATCTGCATACTGGTCTAAATCAATCCGCAGCTTCACAGCTAACTGCAGTGCGTCGCCGTCATCGGTGAGGGGGTTCCATTGAGGCAATGAGCGATGTCTTCCGTTTTCTGTGATGCTTATGGCGCAATCCAAACGATCTTCTCCCCTCTCAATTTCTGCCGCCTTTGCAGCCAGTTCCAACAGTTCACGGTCTGTTTGCATATTTGGTTACCCCTCTTAGTAGTTGGCTAATGCACCCTTGAGAAACGCCGATGATGTTGGCAATTGCCTGTTGTGACATTCCAGAAATACGCATTGACTTGATTTGATCTATCTTCTCGGCACTGAGGATTGCCCTACTTGGAAGACCGTCTGCTTTTCTGACTGATACGCCTACCCACTTCCTACCTTTGGCTATCATGTCGTCTACGTTATCTTGCTGAGTGCCGAGAAATAAGTGCTCTGGATTTACGCAAGCGCGGTTATCGCATTTGTGCAGTACGCTCATTCCGGCGGGAATTTCACCGTTTGCGAGAATCCATGCTCTGCGCGATGCAACCATGTTCTTCCCCCTAAAGGTTACCCAACCATACCCATCTTGGTTTTTGTATCCCTCATACTCTATGCAAACTGTCATTGCTTCCTCGCCCTAATTGCTTCAGCGCACTTGATGTAGTGCTCGTAAGCAGGGTTGTATGTTTCAATCGGCCCACTTATTTGTTCACACACCTTGGCGCATTGCTCCCGCTCATGTTGCGCCACCAGTGCGGCGAAGCGTTCAAGATGGTCTTGCAATACATCACGGTTTTCATCGCCGCTATCCCACCAAGCGTCAACCCCTGCTTCCTTCGCCATTCTCAAAATGTCATCGCGTGTCATTTCTCGCTCCTGTTTCTGATTGCTTGTGTTAGTGCGTAACCTTCGTCTGACCATGCGCCGGTGTAATGCTCGACAATCTTCGCGCATTGCTCCCGCTCATGTTGCGCCACCAGTGCGGCGAACCTTTCCAGTTTGGTCGGCTCGTCCTGATGCTCGTGTGAACGCATCAGGATTCCGGCTTCATGTGCCATACGAACAATGTCATCGCGTGTCACTTGCGTCTCCCAATCAAGTCGCCGCCAAACCGCTTCACGTCGCGACGGTCTGCTTTCCCCACTTTCCAGAGCACTTTTGACAGCACTACATGGACGGCTAGATAACCAAGCCCAATCGTAAAAGGACTCATACCAACCTCTCCAGCCCCTGCCAAGGCGTACCCTTCACCGTCATGGCAAACGCCTTGCTGTCAAACTTACCCGGCACAAACTTCACCTCAACAGGTTTGGGTTTCTGCGGGATACCCGTCCAGACGGGGGCGCTGTTGCGGTACGTACCCGTGGTGCGAACCATGCCGTCGCGACGAAGATATTTAATGTGATCGGACGCATGGCGCGAACTCATGCCAAACTTCTCACCTAGCTCGCCCGAAGTCATCGGGTTGGTCAGCAATGCCTTGTGCATTGCCTCTCGGATTTTTGCGTTGGCGGTTTTAGTCGGCATTCGCGCCCCCAAAGTTATCCGCAGCCACCTGATGCCGCACCAAGCCCGCTAGCGCCGCCATACGCGCCTTGCGCTCGATGGGGAGGGCAAATATGTCAATGCCCTCTTCTCGGCACATGGCGGTAACGTCCCGCAGGGTAGACTTCACGGTTGCCTCCTCAATGCCCAGTACGAGCGCAATCTCTTTGTACGCTGCACCCCGTTGGCGCAGCAGGCTAATCTGTCTTTGTCGTGGGGTTAGTTTCATTGTTCGTTGTCTCCTATCTCTTTCTCTATCTCGTCAATCGCCTTGCTGATACGTTCGTCCCACAACCGTTTAAGTTCATCATCGGTAGGGTGATGCCAGAGGTGTATCTCAGCCCGCGCCACGGTGCGTAACAGGGCTATGATTTTGGCGTGGGTGGGGGTCACTTCCACCTCCCCCTAACCTGCACCAACCTCTTATACAGGTCGGGCAGTTCGGTCTTGACCTTGTGCCCGTACATCTCGGGGCTGAGCAAGTCCTCAACGAGTATTCTCAGAACGGCGTTCTCTTTGAACAACCTTTGGAGGTTTTCGGGGTCTATTTGGACGGGGTTGTTCATTGGGTTATGCCTCAAACCGTCGAAATTCATCAATCAAATTTTTTGATTGACTCTGCAACTCACCATGCCCGTAATAACGAGAAGTGAGCATCTCAATGGCAATGTGATAAGCCGACAGCGCAATATCGTGCTGCTCGTTGTTGCCATCGTTCAACAAATTCACATGAGCAGGGTTTGCACACAGACCCGACAAGGCAAGCCCTGCAAAGTGGTCTAGCAGTGTCATCTGGCTCGGATAAACTTCTTTAAGCAAATCTTCTATTTCAGTCGGGTATGGCATCACTTACTCCTCGGCTTGTAATGAGTCTCAACGTGGGCAACCGGCAACGGCATCATGGGGTGTTTCATACGTTCAGCCCACATCGGGCAGTGCTTCGCCCATGTGTGGCGTATGTCAGTGGCACAGGCGGGGGTGTAGGGTTTGCCGGTTAATAGGGTTTGGGTGGGGGTCATACCACCCCCCAAAAACAAAAGTGCGCCGTCAGGATGACGATAGCGAACGCTGCGCCGACTGCCCATTCTTGTACGTAGTTCATTGGTACACCCCCATGTAGAACATGACGGCAAACAGAAGTCCAAACAGGCCGCCAGCGATAACAGGGTTACGGTCTAGGAAGTTCATATCAGCGTCCATAGTAGAAAGGTTGTCCGTTGCTGTTCGTGCCGTAGCTGCCATACGGTGTGTCCGTCTTGTTCCACGACTGACCGTTGCTGCTGTAACCGTAAGTATTGGTTGTGTTGCCAATCTGATAACTGTTCTGGCTCCATGTGCTGCCCGTGTTGCTGTTGTAGCCTTGAACGTTGGTTGTGTTGCCAAACTTGGACACGCTGTAGTTGTTACCGCTTTGGGCATCAAAGCAGTTGTAGTAATTGGCTGAACCAAAACATGCAGCACTTGCCGATGTGGTCAGGGTCAATGCGATAGTGGCGATAATGGCTTTCATTTTATTTGCTCCAGATAAATTTGAATAATGTGGAGTGCCTGAGCACTCATGCTGCGGTTTTCAGTCTTAGCCAGTTCGCGCAGGCGCTCTAGAACGTCTTTTGAAAGACGAAGGGTGAGGAAGGTGGTCATTGGGTTGTTACTCCGTTGTTGTGTTGATGTGTGGTGATTGTGAATGAGGTTTTGGGGAGAGTCAAGTGGTTTTGTTGTTTTTGTTGTTGCACTCTTTATGCGCCCATCGCAACCTGGCATTTTCGGCGTGAAAGTCTTTCCACTTTTGGGCGTAGGTGCGGTCGGCAAAAACCTTTACCCCTATCTGGTCGCCGTCCACAACATCGCCACCGTATCCAGCCCATTCTCGGAAAACCTCAACCATTGCGGCAAAAGTTTGTGGCGGCGTATGGTCTACATTTGATTCGCCCGTTATGGGTTCTCCACAAAAACCGCATACCCTTTCGCTGCTTATGTTTTGGCTAATCCACTGGTCAATCTGGTCGTAAACTTCGCATCGCATTGCCTGTTTTTGCATAAAACTTCCAGAAGGCTCGCCAGTTGGCAGTACGGCAATCCTCCAACTAATCTCATGCTCTGTGCCGTCTGGTTGAATCATAAAAAAACATCGGGATGGTTTCTGACCAAACGGCGCAACCCATCTGACCTCTAACGAGGTTGCAGTTTTGCCTCCCTTTGCCTCAAAGTGGTAGTGCCTTGCAAGAATCCGAATCATCCATTCAAACTCATCAGGCGTTAAAACCCTTGGGGCAACCGCCGACAAGGTTCTAATCCACGATTCCAGTTCTTTCTTGGTTTCGCACCCGTGATTTTTCCACCATCCCATTTGTTCACCTCAAAACATTATTTCGTCCCACACCCATTCTTCGCACCCTGCCATCCAAACCTCTGGCGGTGGTTCTTCGTCAAACAGACCACACACCCCGTTTGGCCTAACGTTCCTGCACGACATACATTCAACCTTGATCGCCTCCAACCGTGACACTTCCGCTTTCGCGGCACTTAGCAAACTCGACAATTCGTTCTGACGCATCTTTTGCTCCTTTCGCAACAATCGTCTGATAACCACACATCTCAACGTACTGAATAAAATCCTTCTGTTCCTCTGACAGCCTGCCCCCCTTTGTTCGTTTCATCTCAACCCACAACCGCCATGCCGGTATAAACAAGTCCAACACACCGGGCGTTACGCCCTCGGCTTTCAGGCGTTTGGCAACAACGATTGACCTTGCTTCCCCGTTGGGTATGGCAAATATCATCACCCCCTTGAATCGGGTTCTGAACCACATGACAAATGCCGCTTGTTCGGTGTGTTCAGTAGGTACGGGCAACGATTTCGCTGAACTTCTTTCCTGGTTGCTGTCTGACCCTGATTTTTTTGGGCTTCGGTAAACTCTCGGCATAGCGCAACAACTCCTCACAATCTGACAGCGGATTGATTTTCCATTCCCCAACGCACCGATTCTCAAAACTTCTGCGCGGGTAGCCGGTATGTTCTGGACACAACCATTCACTGTGTTTAATCAACCATCCGCAGTGATAGTCCACCCTTACCGATGGCGGTTTGCCCTCTTTTCGGTGTCGGTGATAGGACACAGACATGACTTCAATTTCTTCGTCCTTAACCTGTTCTTTCAGCACTGCGCCGTCATACGCCACGACCTCATGCACAACCTCTGGCGGTGGGAACTCATGATCGCAGTTGTGGCATTGACTGACCGCAGCGTGTACAACTTCCATGCAAGACGGGCATACCTTGGCAGGGGCTTGCCCATCTCCCCTGTTCTCGCCTGAAAACTTGGGTTGAACGTCATCAAATACGCCATGACGAACCACATTGCCACCGTAGTCCAGTAGCAAACAGTTATCCTTACCCTCTGCCGTCCTAGTCCCCCGCCCAACCATCTGGACGTATAGCCCCGTTGATTCGGTTGCTGTGAGCAACGCCACAAGGTCAATTTGAGGTAGGTCAAAACCCGTTGTCAGCACTTGGCAGTTGGCAATGGCTCGGATACTTCCGTCACGCATACCGGCATAAATACGCTCACGCTCTGCTTGCGTGGTGTCACCCGATACGACTTCACACACAAAGCCCTTTCGGTTAATTGCATCGGCAACGTGTTGGGCATGGTCTACACCGGCACAGAACAGCAACCATGACCGCCTGTTTGCCCCGTAACGGCATATCTCATCAGTTGCCATGTCCACCAGCGAAGAGGTGTCAGCAGCGGCCGCTAGCTCAGAAGCGATAAACTCCCCGCCTCTTTTGTGTACGCCCGACAAGTCAATGGAACTAACCCCGCCTTTGCTAATGACGGGGGACAGATAACCGTTGTCAATCAGGTACTTAACGCCAATCTCATACGATATTCCATCAAACAGTGCGTCACTGCCTTCGTGTAAATAGCCAGAGTCCAGACGGTACGGGGTGGCACTGAGTCCGACTAGTTTCATCTTGGGATTGACTAGCCAAGCATCACGCAAGAACCGTTGGTACATGGTGCTGTCTCCACGCCCAAGAAGGTGGCACTCATCTATGATTGCAACGTCAAAGGGGTCAAAGTCACACGCCTTTTTGTAGATGGACGCAATGCCCGCCACCAATATGCGCTTGCCCTTGTCCTTGCGTTTGAGTTGGGCAGACCAGATGCCAACCGGAACGGACGTAAACGCCTCAATAGCCGCTTTGTCTTGCTTGATTAACTCTGCCCTATGGGTAAGCACCACCACACGGCTGTCAGGGTGTTGCGTGACCTCTGAGGCAAGCGTTCCCAATATGGGAGACTTCCCCGCCCCAGTGGGAGCAACAATCAGCGGGTTTTTCATTTTGCCGTTGTCCCAAACCTCATAGAGACTGTCCACAGCATCGCGTTGGTAGGGGCGTAGGTTCATGTTAATGTTCCAAAAAGTCCAATCTGTTCTTGACGTGCATCGTCAATGTTTTGACATGCCAAACTCCAGTATTGGGGCTTAAGTTCTGTTCCAACAAACCTGCGTCCCATCTTGACAGCCGTGTAACCTTCGCTACCGATTCCGGTGAACGGTGAGAAAACCAAGTCGCCTTTGTTTGTCCACAGGTGAATGCAACGCTCAATAACGTCAAGTTGCAGCGGGCACATATGCTTTTCGTCGTTCTCATCACGCGCAGGCAGCTTGTTCAACGTGCGGCCTTGGTTGATGTCATCCCATATAGGACTGGCGTATTTCTGCCACATCATCACAGGCAAATCGTCACCATGAACCACCCGTTCTTCACATTCCCCAGGCTTACGCATCGTCACAACGTAATCAGGAAGACCCATGCGGCTCATGGTGCTGTTTTCTCGTATGGTCTTGTGCAGTAGGCCCAGTGCCTTGGTGCGCTGCATTGCAACAACTGGGTCTTTCCAGATGCAGACCTCAGAGTGATAGATAAACCCAGCGTCTTGAAATGCGCGAATCAAATCACCACGGAAGTCGCGCAGACCAATGAACCCTTGGCGCATCTTTGTTGTGGGCAGGTTCATGCAGTGAAAAGACACATTGCGCCCAGGCTTTATGACGCGGTAAAGCTCGGCAATCAGGAACTTGATTTGCGCCACAAACTCGGCATCGTCCTTGCAGTTGCCCATGTCGTGGTCGCTGTTGGAATACACAAACAAGTCAGCAAACGGTGGCGAAAACACCGAGTAGTCAATGCTGTTGTCAGCCATGCGCCGCGCCCACTTAACGCAGTCGCCTAGATGCACTGTGAATCCATCGCCCTCATGGGTTTCCTCGCGGTACTCATCCACGACGTTCTGTTGACCGGCTAGTTCTTGGTTCATGATGTCTTTCATGTGTTCAATCATATTTGCGCTCATTTCGTGGTGCGCCAGTTCTTTGCGTTTCAGGTTGGCTAGGATTTGTCCCTCGGTTTCAGCGGTGAAAAGATGCACTTGCACCTCGCGCTTCTGCCCAAATCGGTAGCATCGGCGTACGGCTTGGTAAAACTTCTCGAATGAGTCATCCAGACCGACAAACGCCATGCGGGCGCAGTGTTGCCAATTCATCCCAAACCCGGCAATCTTTGGCTTGCTCACCAGCACCCGAATAGAACCATGCGCGAACCCCATCAGGTTCGTTGCCTTGGTTTCCACGCTGTCAGACCCTTGGACGTTCACCGCGCCGTCAATCAGTTGCGTGATTAGCTCGGCTTCGTCGTTAAGGTGGCACCAGATAAGCCACGGCTCGTTCGGCTCGGCGTTGACAACATCGGCCAGCGCCTTGCAGCGGGCTTCGATGCTGTCGCGCTGTGCCTTGCGGCGCTCGGCCAGGCCCATTGCAGGGCGGGCGAACAGTTCGCCGGTCAGTTGTTCCGTTTCGACAACGTGCTCGTGATAGTGCAGTTTTGGCAGTTCGTAACGCTTGCCATCAAAGCCTAGGTCTTGCGGGTTGCGTAGCACCACAGACCATGTGCCCATCCATTCCCAGAACTTGGATGCGCCCCATCCCTTGAGTCGCCATGTGCCGGTGTCGCCGGTATCGTTGACAAAGTAGGTCGCCAGCATCTCGGTGCGTGACATTACGCCCAAAAACTCGCACTGGTTGCCAAGCTCCTCAAAGTCGTTTGGCGATGGCGTAGCCGTGCAGCTAAGGCGATACGGGATGCCCTGCGCGGCGTCAATGATTCGCTGGCGCGTCTTTCCGTCATGCGACTTCAGGATGCTCGATTCGTCCAGCACCAGGCCATGCAGCGAGGTAAAGTCCACCGCGTCCATGCGCTCGTAGTTGGTAATCCATACCCCAGGCGCATCAGGCGTTCCTCCATGAGGGGCACGACGAACATCAATGCCAAAGGCTGCGCCTTGCTCAATCGTCTGCTCTGAAACGGCCAGCGGTGCCAGCACAAGCACCATGCCGCCAGTGTGCGAGGCCACCTCATCAGCCCACGACAACTGCATCAGCGTCTTGCCAAGACCGGTGTCTGCAAAGATAGCGGCACGACCACGGCGTACCGCCCACGAAACAATCGCATGTTGAAAGTCAAAAAGATGCTCGTTTAGCTCTCCCGGTTGATGTCCGGTGGCGACCTCGGCGCGTCGCTTGCCTTGAATAAATTTTTCGTAATTTATCATCTCTGCCACGCCCTCTTGACCGTTTCAACCTTCGCCACTTCCTCAACTACCTGCGGGGCGTTCCACTTTTCCCGCAACTCAAAACTAGACAGTCCCAATGCGCCTGTCACCGTCCCATCGGTCAATGTCAATGAACCCGATGCAAAGTAATCAGGCTTTGCCTTGGTGAAAAACACCGTGTGAAAAATATGGTTGCCACAGACCGCCCCAAACTCATGCCCGTTGTCGCACCTCCACCCACCCTCACGAACTGGGGATGACCACGCACAGGTGCGGCAATTAACCTCTGGCAACTTGTCGCCGTGGCATACGTCCCAATGGTCACAGAACTTGCATTGCCAAAACGCAGGGTCATCGCTTAACTTTGAGGGTGGCTCTTCGGCAAATATGATGCGCTCTGCCTTCTCAAACATCTGCCTTGCATGAACGGGCGAGAAAATAACAATCTCCCCGTATATCTCGTCCGTGTCTTTGTTTACCGCCAAATAATAGGCACGGCTCAGGTCAAGTGCCGACATGTAAACCTGCATCTGCAAAAAGTGTTCAGGCTTTGCCTTTTCAACACCCTCTGCCGCCAACACCTTGAACAGCTTGTCGCTGCTGGTCTTAAACTCCAAAACCATCGGCGTGTTGGGGTCTTCCTCAAACCCCTTTCCCACCCCGTCACACGAACCGGCAAAATGACCGCCAAAGGTGGAAAAGCCAAACTGTCGACCCGTATCGGGGTCGGCATCCCACACCGTTACACCAATGTCCCGAAGGTTCTTTACCAGTACCGGCTCTTCACGCTGCCCACGCTCAAACAGGCGCAGCATACGCCCGTCAAACTTTCTGGCGGTGGCATGACGAAACCCGTACCAAAGCGCACGGGCACACGGCTTTCCGATCTCACTTGCCCCCAAGTGGGGGCGGTGAGAATCAGATGCCGACTCATAAGCCCGATAAATGGCTGCAACAGTCGGCGTTGTCATTACTTCCTCCAAGGCACGGTGGGCTTGGGGGCTTGTGCCGGTGCTGCTACCGTCGTGGGTTTGTAGCCGACAATCTCATTGCTGGCGGCATAGTTGGCATCGGCAGCACGAACCTTGACCTCAATTTCCATCGGCTTGTCGTGCAGGTCGTCCGGCCCTTTGGGGGTCATGACACCCACGGCACGGCAGATTGATGACAATTCACGCAATGCAATCTTTTCCGCATCGGGGTTGGCGTTTTTGACGTTTAATCCCGCCCAAACCTTGCGCCCCTTGTGTTCACCCTCAACAATTTCAAAGGTGAAGTTAAGACGCTCACCCGTACCGGACTTGGTGGGCTTGGTTTCGTTGCCAGTAATGACGGCGATGTATTTGCCTGCTGGCAGTACATCACGGGACTGTGCGGGTTCAATCTCAGCGGCGTTAAAGTTATTCCAAATGCTCATGGCTTATTCTCCAATGTAGGGTGTGAAAGGGTTAGACGACAAATCAAAAACCAAATCCTCATTGATGCCGAATCGGTTTTTTGAAATATGGTTGGGTGTGGGGTAACAAGTAATGATGCGCGTACCGTCACTGACAGCCTTTTTGTTGTCAGCCTCGCCCTTCAAGAAGCGGCGAAGTTTCAGGAAAGCAACGCAGTCCACGTTGTCGGAGTAATGCCCGACCGACTTCTTGTTCATGCGAATGGTGTACCGGCTATATGGTTCACTGTCCGGCAAATCAACCTGTTCGCTGTCGGCATGGGCAATGAAGATGATGTGCATACCCTTGGTTTGTGAAAGGTAGCCACATGCTTGCCGAATCTCACGATGGCGCTCACTTACCGCACCGTGTCCCGCACCGTAACCGCCCAATGCCTGATTCAATGACTTGGGGTGCTTGGGGTCACTGGCGATAACCTCAGCCTCAATCATGGTGTTCAGTTGAGTGATTGAGTCGATGATGAGGGTCTTGAAGTCGTGCTTTTCTTCCAACAGGCTTGCGATGTTGTCAAACACATCGTCAGAGGTAGCCGACACCGGAAACAGCGCAACATCTGCACCACGAATTGACTGCACACCATCTTCAGTGCGAATCATCACGGGGCTTGGGAACATTGCTGCCAGTGTGGTCTTGCCAAGACCGCCCTCACCAACAAGGGTGAAGATAGAGGGACGGTTTCCGTCAGGACGGCTTAGGTTCTTGAGATTCATTTTTCAATCCTCTTGATTTCAACGGAAGGCTTGCCAGGCTTGGCACTGATGGCTTGGGCAACGGTGGCGTACACGGCAGGTTCGTGTTCTTCCAACCAACGCAAGCCCTTGATATCAATCTCAGGCTTGTATCGAACGGGGTGGAAGTGTTCAGGCACGTTGCCCTTGATGTTGTCCCATGTAGCGGCATCAAGAGTGCGGTTGATTTTGCCTGTGATGGTGATAGACCAATCGGCTGTTTTGTGGGTTTGACTGCCTTCGTTCTTAACGCCTAGGGAAGCTGTGATGGCTTCTTCAGCCTTGATGCGACGGGCGCGAGCCTCGTCTTCTTGAGCCTTGCAATCAGCAAGGTGTAAAACCATTTCGTCAAGCATGATCGTCCTTTCGGTTACTTGTCGCCCCCGTGCACCATGCAGCGGGTTGTTGATATAGTGAACTATTAGATTTATCATGTCAACAAGAGTTGTCATCTTTTTTACAAGGAGGTCAGATTGAAAACTCAGGAAGCGATTGATTTTTTCGGCAGCGTCAAAGAGTTGGCGCAGTTTCTTAACGTGTATCCGCAGGTTATTTACAAGTGGGGGGACTACCCGCCAGACGGTCGGCAGTACGAGTTGGAGGTCAAGACAAACGGACTTTTGAGGGCAGAGACAAATGAAAATTAAATTCACCACGTTTCCCAATCACTCTGCAATGCGTAAGGACGAGTGCGAATGGGAGGTTGTTGATTTGGTTGAGCATTTGAAAAACAGCGGCCCGTTTAGTCACAAGGGCGCGTGTCCGTGGATAAAGTTGGCGACCTTCGGGGCTAGGCGCACCCCGAAAAACTCCCTCCGTTGGGACGGCAACATCTTGGAGATTACCGGCATTGAGGGTGATTACGACGGCGGGGAAATCACTATCAAACAAGCCGTTGATAGGCTGTCTGAATGTGGTATTGAGGCGATTGTGTATGCAAGCCCGTCCCACACCATTGCCGCACCCCGTTGGCGGGTTCTAGCGCCGCTATCCAAGCCTCACCCCGCCCACATGCGTACTGTTCTCATGGGACGGCTTAACGGGGCTTTGGGGGGCATATTGTCGCCAGAGTCGTTTACCCTGTCTCAGTCCTACTACTACGGGGCGGTAGAGGGGGCGGTGTACGAAGTGGTGCATCTTGATGACGGCTTGCCCATTGACGAGTTGGACAGCCTTGACGAAATCGCCGTATTCAAAAAGCCAGCCGTTCACAAGAACGAAGAAGGGGCGGGCGCTGACTACAGCCTGAACATGTTTGACCTTGCCGTTCGTCACTACGGGCGAAAGTTGAAGACGGGGGACAATCGCCGTGAGTTGTTGAAGGCTTACATGGCGTCACGCTCAGGAAAGGGCTTGGTTCGTGATGAGGTTCTGGCTTTGGTTGAACAGGCAATAGAAACCTATTTTGACGCGTCTGACCCCGTGGACTTGAAAAACGTCTTTGAGATTGCAACTCACTTTGCAGACAAGGACGAGGCAGACCAACCGGTTGAACTCAGTTTGATGTTAAAGGCAATCAGCAGCCGTGCGAAAGGGGCGGTTATAGACACACCCACTGGCGAGGTTGAGCAAGCCCTTCCAGACCCGTTCAGGGGGGCTATGACGGACATTGTAAATGCCTCCCTTGTCAGTGCCTTCAAACCACAACCTGAACTTGCCACCCTGTCTGCCCTTATCGCAATGGCTTCGTGCATCTCAGGCGAATACTCAACCTCATCAGGCGGTCGTTTTAACCTCTACGGCATTGGGGCGTTGAATTCAGGTGGGGGCAAGGACAACCCCCGAAGCCTGGCCGAGAACATTTGCGCCGTTGGCAGTGGAACGATTTTAGGCAAGCCAGCGTCGGGCGCAAGTCTTGAAGACCACATCCTGTCACGCAAAAACCAGTTGGTAAGCGTTGATGAAATGTCGTTCATGCTTGATGCCGCCAATGACGAGAAAGCCCCCGCTCATCTCAAAGACTTGGTTGCCGTGTTGCTCAAACTGTACTCAGCCTCCCGCAACACATACAGCCGCCGGATTCGTGCCAAGCAAACAGGCATGAAAAACGATGATGTGGTGTCAATCCCCAACCCTTGCGTGTCCATGCTTGGATTTAGCACCGTTGAAGGCTTTTCCCGTGCTTTCACTGAGTCAAACCTTACGGACGGTTTAATTGGGCGCATGTTGTTTGTCATGGGGCGCAATGACGTAAGACCCAAAAGACCGTCCACCCCAATGGCAATTCCCAATTCAGTGCAGGCAATCGTGGGGGCAATGGCTCCGATTAACTCTTTTGCTCAGTCCGGTGTTACGGGTTCAAACGGCGGGGTTATTGTGGCTGAAACACAAGACGCCGCACAAATGCTGAATGACATATTGGAGAATTGCGAATTTGACCGCGATAGAAGTCAGGTCGTGGCGACAAGTTTATATGCCCGTTCTTTTGAAAAGATTGAACGCATATCGGGCGTTTTGGCAATTTGGGATGACCCGACAAGTCCGGTAATTACGGTTGAGCACGTTCAATGGGCAAAGTCGTTTGTTTATTGTTCGGATGCAACGGTAATGGGATTTGTTAAAAACAGGATGGTGGTTAATGAGTCTATGGAGAATCTTAAAAAGATTCGTGGGTTAATTAAAAAGATAATGAATAAGGAAGTTAAATTTCTCAGGAGCATGGAAAAGGAAGCCGTTGAGGACGGGAACTGCGTAGCCCGTAGCCAGTTGCTTCGGGTGTCAAAGATGCCCGTTCAGGTGTTCGACAACACGCTCAAACACCTCCACGACCTAGGGGAAGTGGTGGCTTTTATGCCCGATGGCAAGAAGCAGCAATTCATCACGGACATTGACCTAGGGGTGGACGCTTGAGGCAGTGTTCTCCGTGTTCCCGAGTGTTCCCGACCCCTAGAGAACATGGAAACCCGCACCAGCACTACGTTTCCCGCGTTCCGGCGTGTTCCCCTATGTTCTCATATTCTTATACACATACAAGAGCAAGAAAAAGACTTTTGGGATACACCTATAGTAAACAAGAGAACACTATATATTTTTTATTATTAGATGTAGTGTCCATGCGGGTTTCCGTGTTCTCTTTTTGTTCCGGAACATGGCGGGAACATCGGGAACAAACGGGGGGTTGTAGGGAACGAGGGGGTGGGGTATCATGGTGTTGTCAAAAACCTACAACCAGAGAGGCAGGTTCAAGTGACGACAAGCGACAGCAAAATAGTGAAGGCTGGTGCAAGACCAAAGCCACCGGCCGCAGGTAAGGGTCGGGTTAAGGGAACGCCTAACAAGGCGACCAAAGCCTTCAGAGAGACGGTGCAAAGGCTTTTGGAAGACAACTCAGACAACATAAGCATTTGGCTCACGCAGGTTGCCAGTGAAGACCCTGGCAAGGCGTTGGACTTAATTAGCCGATTAGCTGAATTTGCCGCGCCTAAATTGGCGAGGACTGAAGTTGTTGGCGATGAGGAAAAACCAATTGCTTTGAGTTTCGGATGGAAAAGCACATCCTGATTGATTACTCACCGCGCGAATGTTTTGTCCCTTATCACGAATCGGACAAAAGATATTCAATTACGATTGCGCATCGAAGGGCTGGGAAAACAGTTGCCCGAATAAACAAATTGATTAAAGAGGCGGCTGTTTGCCAAAAGCCTAATCCGAGATTTGGTTATTTGGCTCCGTATTACATTCAAGCAAAAGATATTGCATGGGCTTATTTGAAACATTACGCTGCGCCAATTACGGCATTAGGCGGCAAGGTTAATGAATCAGAGTTGAGTATTACGTTTGCCCACAATAATGCAAACATTCGTTTGTATGGTGCAGAAAATGCCGAGAGATTGCGTGGCTTGTACTTTGATGGTCTGGTTGGCGACGAAGGGCAAGACATACCCCCCTACGTTCTGACGCAGATCATTTACCCCGCACTGGCTGACCGGCAGGGTTGGCTTGACCTGTCAGGCACACCGAAGGGTTGGGGCAATTTGCTGGGCGAGACGTTCAAACTTGCCAGAACCTCCGATGAGTGGTTCGTGCAGGTGCTGAAGGCATCGGAGACGGGCATCATTCCGCAGGACGAGTTGGACAGGCTAAAACGAGCCATGAGCGACAACGAGTACGCCCAAGAGTTTGAGTGCTCGTTTGACGCTGCTATTGTGGGCGCGTATTACGCTGAACAAATCAAATCCGCCGAAGAACAAGGACGCATTACCGCCGTGCCGCTTGAAGGGGCTTTGTCCGTTCATACTGCATGGGACTTAGGCATGGGCGATGATACCGCGATATGGTGTTATCAGCAGAGTCCAGGTGGTCAGGTGCGGGTCATCGACTACATCGAGAATCATGGCGTGGGGCTTGATTGGTACGTCAGAGAGATCAAAGACAGGGCATTGAAGGGTAACTGGGTGCTAGGCGAACACCTGCTACCTCACGATGTAGAGGTCAGGGAGTTGGGCACAGGGCGGTCACGTTTTGATACGTTGGTCGGTCTTGGCATCCGTCCCAACATCTGCCCCAAGTTGGGCATTGATGACGGCATTAACGCCGTTCGTGTGTTATTTCCCCGCCTTTGGTTTGACACCAACGAGAACGTGCAGCGGGGGCTTGATGCGTTGCGTCAGTACCGGCGTGAGTATGATGAGAAGCGGCAGGTGTTTTACGAAAAGCCCCTCCATAACTGGACGAGTCACGCGGCTGACGCGATGAGATACCTTGCTGTGGGCTTACGTGAGGCATCGTCTACCGTGCCCATCAGACGCGCGCTCAAGGGCATTGTGTAACGCCTTGATTCCCCTTACAATCGTGAAAACTTAACGGGTGCGCGTCATGGCGAAACTGGACAACGAAGAACTGCGGGCAATAGTCGGTGCTGAGATCGACAGCGCAATCTACTTTGTCGATGAGGAACTAAGCGGTATCCGCGCACTGGCGACACGCTACTATCAGGGCGACCTGCCTGATGTGGAGTCCGAAGAAGGACGTTCCCGCATGGTGTCCCGTGATGTGCGTGACGTTGTGCAGTCCATGCTGCCGTCCATCATGCGGGTGTTCTTCTCGTCTGACCGTGTGGTTGAGTTTGCCCCCACCGGGCCAGAAGATGAGGTTATCGCAGACCAAGCGACAGACTACGTGCAACACGTGGTCTTGGGCGCTGACAATGATTTCTTCTCCACATTCTATGCTGTCGCCAAAGACGCTCTGATTACCAAAGTCGGCTTTGTCAAAGTGTGGTGGGACGAGAAGGAAAAGACCAGCACCCAACGCTACACCGGCCTCGATCAAGACATGCTCATGCTGCTGTCTCAGGAGCCTGATACTGAGATTGAGGTGACGAATACCACGTTCACCGAGCAGCAAGACCCCGCCACGGGCATTATTGCCCAAATCCCCACGTATGAAGCCACCATTACCCGCAAACTCAAAGAGGGCAAAGTCGCTGTCCGTGAGGTTCCGCCCGAAGAAGTATTGGTTGCTCGCCGTGACACCCGTCTGGGTGAGTCATTCGTTGCACACCGTCGCCTGATGACCGTCAGTGACCTGGTGGCAATGGGCTATGACCGCGAGGAAGTGGAGAGCCACACCACCGCCGAAAGCCTTGACGATAACGAGCTGTACCTCGCCAGAACCGATTACAGGCGTTATGACGGGGCGGAAGCCACCATCAACGATGCGATGAAGCAAGCCCTGTATGTGGAGGCTTACGCATACGTTGACCGCAACAATGACGGCATTGCGGAGTTGCTGAAGGTCTGCACCATCGGCAGCGGCTATCACATCTTGTCTGTTGAGGAAGTGGACGACCACCCCTTTGTGGCGTTTACGGTAGACCCTGAGCCACATCTGAACGCAGTGGAAGCCACCAGTATTGCCGATGACCTGTTAGACATTCAGCGCGTGAAGTCCGTGGTGTGGCGCAACTCCCTTGACGCACTGGCGCAGGCGATTAACCCCCGCATGGGTATCGTTGAGGGTCAGGTGAATGTGGACGATGTGTTGAACAACGAAGTCGGCGCAATTATCCGCATGAAGAACCCGCAGGCGCTTGTGCCTCTGGCAAGCCCTGATACGTCCGCTAACGGTCTGCAAATGCTGACCTATGTTGATAGTGTCAAAGAGGACAGGACGGGCATTAGCAAGGCTTCTATGGGCTTGGACGCAGAGGCATTGCGTAACACCACCGCCACGGCCGCAAGCGCACAGGTAACAGCCTCGCAAGCCCGTATCGAGTTGATTACCCGCCATCTGGCAAACGGTATGCAACAACTTTTCCGCAAGGTGTTCAAGCTCATTACTGTGAACCAGGACAAGCCCCGCACAATCAAGCTGCGCGGGCAATGGGCACAGATTGACCCGCGCTATTGGTCTAGCGGCATGGACGTGTCCATTAGTGTCGGTCTTGGCGGTGGCACGAACAATGAGAAGTTCAACGTGCTGGCTGGCTTGGCTCAGAAGCAAGAGCTTATCCTTCAGACAATGGGCGCACAGAACCCGCTTGTAAGCCTTCCGCAGTACGCCAACACGCTGAAGAAGATGATTGAGCTGGCAGGCTTCAAAAACGCTGCACAGTTCGTCAATGAGCTTCCTTCTGACTTCCAGATGCCCCCGCCACAACCTGCACCAGACCCGCAGGCACAGGCGGCTGAACTGCTTGCACAGGTTGAGCGTGAAAAGGCTCAGATGAAAATGCAGGTTGATGCCGCCAAGATGCAGGCAGAGCAGCAGATTCAGGCGGCAAAGCTTGAGCTTGAGCGCCAGAAGATGGAAGCCGACATTGCCCGCCGTCAGTTGGAACTGGAAATGCAAGAACAGAAAATCTTGGCTGAGTTGCGCATGAAGGAAGCCGAGATGGTATTGAAACAACTAGCCTCAGTGAAGGGGAATCAAGATGCCGTGCGACAATCCGATGAAATCGAAGGCGAAGAAGCCTCCGAAGCCCAAGAAGCGGGGCTAATGGCTCAGGCAGTCGCCATGCTAGGGCAGCTTATCCAACAAGGTAACAGCGGCTTGCAGGCGGCACTGAGTCAGCCCAAACAGGTTATTCGAGATCAGACAGGGCGTGTTGTGGGTGTCGCACCCATGCCGCCGACAAGCGGAGATTTGCAATGATTAAGTTTTGTCGTGATTACGTCAATGAGGCGGGCAAGACCGAGTTTGTGGTGGGTGAGGTAGCCATTCTGGACGCTGAGAGCGAGGACTTGATGGTTCGTCGCAATTATGCGGATTGGCATGTGATGGAAGCGGCTCCGGTCAATACCGATAATGCTGCTGTAGAAGGCGCTGACGAGTGACGCAGGACGCCAAAGTCCAGATAGGGCTTTCCAGTGACTTCCTCGAAGGCACTAAGGTCACAACTCCTGCGGGAGCTGACCTGTTCCGCGAGGGTGTGGTCATATCTGACCCTGAAATACCTGGTGCGCGGGCTGAAGTCCGGCAGATGGGCACGCAACTGACCACAGGCGACTGGGGCTTAGTTACGCACAGCGTCATTCAGGGTTTCAGCACGGGCGGCGGTGGTCAGTACCACGATGTGAAGGTGACGCCTAGCGGCGCACTGACTGTTGAGGCTAATATCGTTGAGCCTGTGGCGCTTGACGCTGCTACGTTGGCGGCGCTTGAAACAATCAATGTCGGTAACTTCCCTGCGACACAGGCGGTGTCTGCAACTGATTTGGACATTCGCAACCTGTCCAGTGCACAAGATAGCGTGACGGTGACGGGTAGCGTCAACGTAGGGAACTTTCCTGCCACCCAAGCAGTGTCGGGAACAGTCACCGCAAACCTCGGAACACTGAACGGCGCAGCGACAGCAGCGAATCAGACAACGGGCAACACAAGCCTGTCCAGTATTGACGGCAAACTGCCCGACCTGTCCGGCACGTGGGGCTATAACGCAGGCACAAGCGGCACCGTGACGGTTGCGGCTAACAAGCGTGTTTTGGCTATCACGGCAACAGCCGCGCCGCTATTGGCGGCGAGCATGACGATCAACGGCGGTCAGACCATCACGATTCCTGCCGGTACGAGCATCACGATTCAGCCCCGAGCGAACCTGACGGCGCCGACACTGGTATTCACAAGCACTAGCGCGTACTTTGTGGAGTTCATCGAATGAGTGGCTACCGTGTAAATCAGGTGCAGCAGCCAAATGAGAATGAGGGCGAGCCTATCATTGACGGCGGGAACGCCACGACAAACTACTTGGTTCAGTTTGATAACGGCATGGCGAACAACACGGGCATGACCAACCCCGTTGTGTTGAATTTTGGAGCAGCGACCTAATGGCTTTCGCACAGTACCAATTTAGACGAGACACTGCCGCTAACTGGACAAGCGCAAACCCGACATTGCTTGCGGGGGAGTTGGGTTACGAAACTGACACACAGAAGTTCAAACTTGGCAACGGCGCGACAGAATGGAATGCTCTACCTTACGGCGGCATTCAAGGTGCAACAGGGGCGACAGGCGCTACTGGCGCAACAGGGGCGCAAGGTCAAAAAGGTTGGTCGCCCATTCTTGCTGTTGAAAATGACGGTGAGCGTCGTGTGTTGCGCGTCACCGACTGGACTGGCGGCGAAGGAACAAAGCCAGCTAGTGGGCAGTACATTGGCCCGACAGGTTTTGTGGGCACGCCCGCGCAGGCGACTGACATTCGCGGCCCGCAAGGTGCAACAGGTGTAGCGCCGACACAAAACACGTTTGCAAACGTCAGCGTAGGCACAGCGGGCGCACCGACATTGCTTCAATCCGATGCTGCTGCGGACATTTTGACAGTCAATGCGGGGACGGGCATTAGCCTCACGGCTGACGCGGCGACAGACACGTTCACAATCAATAACGCAGGTGTGACGTCCTTCAACGGTGCAACGGGCGCAATTACGGGCGTGAACAGCGTCAACGGTCAAACCGGCGCGGTTACGGTCAACGCAGCAAGGGCTAGGATTGGCCCTCCGGTATTGGCAAACGCAACCACGACAACCGAGACAGTGGTGGCGCGTTTTACAATTCCCGCAAACTTTCTTGTGGCGGGGGATTCAATTCGCGTACTGGTGATGCACCAGTCAGCCGGTACGGGCACCCTGATTTACAGGGCGAGGATTGGAGCAGCAGGAACGATTGCAGATGGTTTGGTGGCACAGTTGACCACCTCAGCGGCTCAGGTTGCCAACGCACAAGGTCGTGCAGACTTTACGGTTTACTTCCCCAACCTCACTACTGCAACGGGCAGCGGCTTCGCCATTCAGCAGGCGGCAGCACTTGGAACAGTGACGGGCGCAGGCGCAAACGTGACGATCAGC